GCAGAGGAAGGATCTATTGCTGTTGGAACCACGACAACAAGCGCAGCTGGTGGTAACGCTTCTGTTGTTAACGCTGGTACTGCTGCAAACGCTATCCTGAACTTCACGATACCTCGTGGGCCTACAGGGCCTACTGGACCTACTGGTCCTCAAGGCCCATCAGGTGGTATCGACGGCGCTGATGGTGCTGACGGCGCTGACGGTGCAGATGGCATCTTTTCGGCTATTGCATCACAAGCTGAAGCAGAGGCAGGAACAGACAACACTAAAGGCATGACGCCCCTACGAGTTAAGCAGGCAAATACAGTTGTTGGTTCAGTAATAGAAGAACTACATTCTCTTTGTAATACTACCAGCCTAAAAGGTAGAGCTACCATTGAGGTCGTAACAGCAGTGCAAAACTTAACAACCACATATGCAGATGTTTCTGGTTCTAAAGTCTCAGCCTACACTTGTCCAGCAGGAACATCAGAAATAGTTTACGAGCTTAATCTTCTATTGGCGGGCATTGATGCAACACCAATGACTCACTGGAGACTATATTATTCGACTGATGGTTCTTCCTTTACTGAAGTAACTAAAGCTAAAACAAACTGTTCGGCAGGCACATTTGGCGCTGACAAAATTAATTTACGTTGGGTCTTTAAAGTTAATGCAGCCTCTGACGACAGCACAGTAGGACAATTTTCAGCAGCTACACCACAACTTTGGTTTAAGTGGCAATCCAGAAACTATGCTACGGCTTATGAAGGTAAACTACATGAAACCCTATACTTTGATGCTGCGGTTTCAAGTCAGTTTTCTCTTCCGTCAGTTTCTGTAAAAGCTATAGCTTAAGGACAAAAACAAATGGCATATGCTAAAGACACCTACACAGCAACAGGATCTACGGACCTCTTTGACGTTTCGTTTTCCTATTTGTCTCAAAGCCACGTCAAAGTTTATGTTGACAATACTCTTGATGAATCAGTTGTCTGGATAAACGACAGCCGCATCCAGCTTTCCTCTGTGCCAACTGCTGGAGCTTTTGTTTCTATCGAGCGACACACGTCGCCCGGACAGCGTCTTATTGACTATCAGACTGGTGGTATCTTAAGCGAAGAGACGCTTGATACAGACAGCTTACAAGCGTTCTATCTGGCCCAAGAGTCTTTGGACAATGTTGTTGATAGGATAACTTCAGCTACGGTTGACACGTTCTCAGCTGATGGCAGCACCATATCTTTTGGTCTTAGCACAACACCTATCAGCGCAGAGAACACGAACGTCTTTGTGAGCGGTGTGTACCAACAGAAAAGCAAATACGCAATCAACGGACAGACCATCACGTTCGATGAGTACCCACCGCCTGGTACTAATAACATACAGGTCATGTCGTACTACAACGCTCCAGGAACGTCGTCTATTGATACGTTTTCAGCTGATGGCAACACGACAGTATTCACACTGACATCAACACCTACGTCTAAAACCTTAACTAATATCTTCGTTAATGGCGTCTATCAGAACAAAGACACCTATGAGATTTCAGGAACTACGCTGACGTTTGATAGCGACCCACCGCCTGGTACTGATAATGTTGAAGCTGTTGTTCATACAATATCAATAGCCTCTACAGGTGCTTTTGGACCTACTGGTGCTACTGGTGCTACTGGCCCTGCTGGTCCTACAGGCCCTGCGGGTTCTACTGGCCCTGCTGGTCCTACAGGCCCTACTGGACCTACAGGTTCTACAGGCCCAACAGGCTCTGCTGGTGCAGCTGCTACGATTGCTGTGGGTTCTACAACTACGGGAACAGCTGGGTCAGCGGCTTCTGTAACAAACAGTGGTTCGTCGTCGGCTGCTGTTTTTAACTTTACGATTCCACAAGGCGACACAGGCGCTACTGGTCCTACAGGCCCTGCTGGTGCTGCTGGTGCTGTAGAGCCGTTGTCTACGAGAACTCAATTAAAAGCTCTACCAACAACCAATGGTGCTTTGTTTGATGGTTCTTGGTGGGCATACGATGCAAGTGTAACTAACGCAGTTTATTCTGTAGACACAACTGAAGCTATCCTTGTATCTCCTACAGGTTCAGGCAACGGAGCTTGGGTCAGACAGTTCGATGATGGTAGACTTAACATTCGTTGGTTTGGTGCAGTAGGAGACGGCAGTACTAACGATGCTCCAGCTATTCAGGCTGCTGTGACTATGGCATCAGGTACAGGCGGTAACGTATCTTACGGCAGAACAATTTACATTCCTAATACCTACAACGGAACTACTGAAGGAACTCGTTGGTTTAAGTGCAATACGCACATTGCATTTGCTAATTTAAATAACATAGTTTTCGTAGGTGATGGCCCTCAGTTATCTAAACTAAAGTTTGAAGACAGTTACGGACTGAAGGTTACAAGCAGCACTACAGGCCAGAATAGCAGACTTCAGTTCAAAGGCTTTACTCTTGAAGGTAACTCCGACGACAGCAGTATCGCAGGTAAATTTGCAGGTATTCTCCTCGAAGCCTGTTCTAACTGCGTATTCGAAGACATCCTAATCAACAGGTTCGTAGATGGTATTGTTGTTGATGCTGACCCATCAGGTACTTCAGGCACAGGTTCGATTAACAATAAGTTCTTAAGAGTTTTTGTTCTTCAGGCTGATTTCCCTAACCCAGTTAATGACTACCCTAGATACGGTGTTCGGTTTACAAACACGCAAGGAACTTCCTTCAAACCTCAGCTTATGCAGTTCAAAGATTGTACTATCTACAGTTCCATCCTCGTAGACCCAAAAACTCTAACAGGCAATGGAAGTAACCTTTCCTTTGTCATTGACAACTTCTCAGGTTTAACTCAGGCATCAGGCATTAAAGTCTTTGTTAAGGACTCAGACGGCAACTGGGAAAAAAGAACAATAGGCACAGGCTCAACTCAGTACAAATTGTACGACTACACTTCAGGCAGCAGAGGTGATGAAATTACAACAGCTATGGATGCCAAAGATGCAGCCAACCCTATGCCTAACTCAAACGGAGCTTCCATTACTAAAGCTGAGGTAGTCTTTGTTACCGCTCCCCCAGCTTTGTCTAGCAACGTATTCCTTATGCACTCAGACCCAAGAGGTTCTCAAGCTATCCGAATAGACGAAGGATCAGCTAATTCCTTTGATGTCAGCATAGGTGGTTATCTAACAGGTGTTTGGTTTGATGGCGGTGCCAGTAACAATCTAATTGACGAAAATGAATTTACTTTTCAGTACGTCCAATTGACAGACACAGTAGTAGACAGACGCTCAACCATAAGCACATTTGGTCCTACTACAATTACAGTTAATGATTTTGCTGAGTCCCATGTAGATCAGTACGTCCACCCGAGTAGGCCAATGACTGATTGTATCATTGACAAGCATGGGCCAACCAGAAGAATCTCAGACAAACTAACATCAGATGTAGTTCTTACAGCAAGCTACCAAGACATTCTTACTTGGGACGTACCTAACAGAAGGCATGGTACACACAGACACGTTGAGGCTTCAATCTTTATTACAGCCATTGAGACTTCAACCACAAGAGTTTCTGCTGACGTAAAGCTAGAGTATTCCGACGACAACGGAGCTAACTACTCAGCCCTACAGACTAGAAGACTTGAGTCAGATGTCACAGGAGCTACAGGTAACAAAGACCACTTAAGCACTTACTTAAGCACCTACCACGATGTTTCTGTGTACAACCCAAAAGAACAAAAGACCCTCAAGTACAGAGTGCAAGCTAAACTTGTTTCAGGCGACACAGTAACAGCTGAAGGCTCAAACACTTCGTACCAAAACACAGGTACAGTCACGATTGTAAACCCCTAAGTCTAAAGGACATAAAACCATGACATTCTCAGGAGTCTTCGGAACTCAAGTCACTTCCGAAATGATCGAACAAACACTAACGGATAAAAACCTAGAAGGCACTAGTAACCTAAACATTCGTCACAGTTCTGCAAGCAACAGCCTAGGCATTGGCACAGACGCGCTTGAGGACTCGACTGCTGTCTCCGCAACGGCAATCGGAGTGTCGGCTCTCAAGGAATTGACCACAGGCGCTCGCAATACGGCAGTCGGCAACCAAGCAATGCGAGACAATACATTTTCAGCCAACTCGACGGCGGTGGGTTATAATGCCCTTGCGCTCAGTAATGGCGCGCAAAATCAAGCCTTTGGCGCGTTTAGTTTAGATGCCAACACAACTGGAATTTATAACACGGCCTATGGCTATGCAGCCCTTGGAGCCAACGTCTCAGGCAATTATAACGTCGCGGTCGGCGGTCGGAATATTCTGACTTCGTGCGTGTCCGGGATTGGCAATGCGGCGGTCGGTGGCTACGGGACTTTGCAGAGTTTGGACGACGGTAATTACAACACGGCGATAGGTTATTTCGCGGGACTGGATTTAGAAGGCGGTTCGAACAACACTTTGATAGGCCGGAGCGCGGGTCTGAATATCGTAGATGCTGATTCAAATGTCTGCGTCGGCTATGTCGCAGGCAACGATATAACCAGCGGCCAGGTGAATACTTGCGTCGGTTTCAACGCGGGAAATACGCTGACCACGGGGTCAGATAACACCCTACTAGGCCGGGACGCGACACCTTCAGCGGCTGATGTAGATAACGAGATTACACTTGGCAGTTCTTCTGTCGCTACTTTACGATGCCAGCAAACGAGCATTTCTGCACTGTCAGATGCTAGGGATAAGGACGAAATCCAAGACCTAAGCCTTGGCCTAGACTATATTCAGCAGGTCCGCCCAGTTGAGTTCGTCTGGCAGATGCGTGATGGTGCTGTCACAGACAAGAAGGACTTTGGGTTTATTGCTCAAGAGATGATGGCTGTCGAGGATGCTAACGATGCTGAGTGGGTTAGCAGTGTTCTGCGTACCAATCCAGAGCGCTTAGAGGTAGCACCTGCCCAGCTTCTTCCTATTGCTGTCAAAGCTATCCAAGAATTGTCAGCACAGATCGATGAACTTAAAGCTGAAGTAGCAGCGTTGAAAGGTTAAGTAACATGAGTGAAATCACATCCGAAGAAATCGCCGTCAATTACTCTGCTATGCTGATTGTCGCCAACCGAATCAATGAGATCGCAGCAGGTACTGGTATGGCTGACAGTACGGCAGAAGAAAAGCAGGAGTCCATTGATACCTGTGTCGCTCATTTGCAGTTGATGGTGGGTAAAAACTATTGGACTACTGAAGACATGGAACCCATCAGCGCAGCAATCACTGCTGGCCTAAGTTATTAAAGGAGCATAAGAATGTCCACTCAAGTTCAAGCGTCTCTAACAGACGGACAAGAGACAACAGCTGTTCTTCTCACAGCTGGCTCTTTTAACTTATCGATCTCAGGAACCTTCACGGGTACTGTTACCGTTAAGCGTAGTCCAGACAACGTAACCTTCTTTGATGTAGACACCTTCACAGCTCCAACGGAGGAGGTAGGTACAGATCCAGAGAACACTTACTACAAGGTTGGATATGCAGGCACAGGCACTGCTGTTATCCGTATTGGTGAGTACCAAGGAACCTAGAAGTGAACCGTTCTGTAATTGATTGGTCCGCTATAGCAGTGGCCGCTGGGACGTTCATTGAGATCTTACCGGCGGTCGCTAGTTTTCTATCTGTCATCTGGCTTGCTTTAAGGATATACCAAACAATCAAGGAGATAAAATCCAATGGAGGGCCTAGACCTTAGAACTATGCTCACTGTGGGCGGTATGTTGGTGTCTGTGGTATCAGCAGCTGTAATTGTACAGACCAAACTAAAGGGCGTTATAGAACAGCTTCAGGACATAGAACAAAGACTTAGGGCTCTTGACTCATGTACAGACAAAATGCACAGTACAAACGAAGTTATGTCACAACGTCTTGGGGTATTGTCTTCACTTTTAGATCCAAAGGTTATGGAAAGCCGCGCAAGAGAGACGGCGTCCATACTTAAAGACATTGAGTACATGCGTAAAAAACTATGTTCATAAGGAGCTTTAGCGATGGAGCTGGGTGTATTAACGAAGATGTTGTTTCTTTTGGTAATCACATTGCCAGATGGTTCTTATGACGCAAACGCAACAGAAGTTTCTGAGTGTCCACCATACCAAATAGTACACCAGATGATGAACCACAGGCTTAAGACAAAAGAGATAACGGCTTGGTATGCCGATTGCTCCGAGTTCCCCTTCTTTGAAATTAAGAAAACTCCCACCTAAGTATGATCATTATCCTGCATGATGTCCTCAGTGAACAAGAGCTTCGTAAGTTCCCCAAGGGCGTAGGACCACGGGACTATGCGGAACCTGAGATCTCTAAGCTTGTAGATCTCGTCAAAGAGTATGCAGACGTGTCCTCGATGTACCCAGCGTACTGTGTGGTCGAGCAGAACCCCAATGGTCACGACTGGCACACAGACACAGGGAACAACCAGCACATGACATGGTGTACACATACAGCCACCATGTTGCTGTCAGATCCATCAGACTTTGAAGGGGGAGAGTTTTTCTTTTATGACGACCAACCAATCAAGAAAGCAGATCGGAAGAGCACACGTCTGAACTCCAGTCACCCGTCCCGAACTCGTATGCCGTCTTCTGCTTGAAAAA